TTCATATCTTTATATTTAGAATCCATTAATTTTTCGTATTCTTTTTGTATTCTTTGTTGTTTTTCTTTTTTTGTTTCTTTTGGTTTTACTTTTGGTTTTACTTTTGGTTTTACTTTTGGTTTTACTTTTGGTTTTACTTCTTCTATACCAAGTTGCTGTTTTTCTTTTTCAATTATTTTATCAACTTCTTTGATAATATCATCCATGTAAGGAATAGCACTGCATCTGCATCTAATAGGTTGTCCAGGGTGTTCTTTGGGCATTTTACCAGTTCTTTTTTTCCATGTTATTCCATCATCACTGTATACAGTAGCATCATCCCAACGACATATTTTATTAGCCATTACATAATGACTTGGAATAGCATTTTTATAATGTCCACTTGGATTGCCGCGCACTCTTTCATCTCCAGCAGTTATCCATATATACATATCAATACCAGCTTCTGCCATTCTATGTTCTATAAACTGCCCCTGTAGTTTTCCAATTTGATCCCTGGCAATAAGTCTTGTTCTATATTCTGCCATATTTTTATCTAATTTTTTTAAATCCATAAAAACATTTTTTTTAATTTTTTCAAATAATGGCTGTTGCATTAAATATTGGGAAGTTTTGCCAGTCATAACAGCATCACTTACTAACAAATTTACTTTTTTTATATATTCTTGTGTTAATGATTTAATCAATACAAAATTATTTTCTGCCCAAACTTCAATTGCTTTTAATTCCCAAGCCTCAGTGACAACAAATTCAATTCCAATCAAAGCTTTTGTAAATTTTTTCCATTGCGTTTGATTATAATCACTGACATCAAAACCAATATCCGTGATTAACGTACGAATTTGACTACCATTCTTTTTATATATTTCTTCTAATTTACTTTCCAAATCAGATATATGTATTTTTAAATCATCTGGATAAATATCTTTTTTAAAATCATCAGCATCAAAATTATATTCTATTACCCATTTCTCATAATTTTCTTTTATAAATTCTGTTGTTGGTATAATAAATTGTTTCAGTAACAACCTTAATTTTTTATAATAATTAAATTCAATTGCTTTAGGATAAAGCCAATTAATACCTTGTATAGAATTTCTTTTTTTCATATAAGGTTTCATCTCTTTTCTTTTCATTTTTAAGAGTTCAAAGAAAAGTTTATAATCGGTGTTTATTGCCATAACTATTTTTTATTCCTATAATAATTAATAAAGTCTTTGGTATGAGCATCCAATTCATTATTAGAAACATCACCACCTAAATTATTTTTGGCATATTTTGTTTTTCAACCATCAACTCATAAATAGTTTTTATTTCTTTATATGCAGCAGTTATTCTCCAATCCAAATAAATAAAAATACCTGTAAATAAAATTATCACTACAAATAAAATCATTTTACCCCCTCTTCAGGTAAATTAAAATCAATGGCATCTCGTTCTGGTAAATCAGGATATTGAATTGTCCTGGACTCTTCTATATCAAGTATTTGTCTATCTACATTCATTACATGTGTCTCAGCTTTTATTTTTTCTGTCTCAGCTTTTTCCTTATCAGTTGGTTCCCACAAAGAATTAAATGTAATAGGATATTCAGCTTTTGATTTATAACTATACTGACCAATTAGATTAACTAGCTTTTGTAGTTCTGATTCTAATATTTGTGTCTGCTTAGTCGATACTTCATCATAATAATTTATCAAATCGCTTTCACCAGTTGCATTCATACCACCTGGCGATCTACGAAACAATTTTGTCGCTGGTAATTTTGACACAGCACATAAATTCATTTGCATCCTATCTATTATATCAGCTACACCACTCAAATTAGCACTGTCTCTTTCATATGCTTCACCTTCACCCAAAAGTACACCATTGATAATTGATTTACTTGCGTTAATCATTTCCAGTCTGGTGTATATCATGTCCAATGCTTCAACACTGTTCATAGATAAAATTTGAGCTAAATTTGATACCGTATATTTGCCAATATTAAATTCCAGCATTAAATTTGCAACTGCTCTTTCTACTGCGCCATAATGTTTTAATCGTGCCCAAATACGCTGCATAGTAGACAATCCCCAGTACCTATATCTCAAATCCATGTTACCATTATCAGAACACAACTCGCCTCCAAACCATAAACAACGCGATCTATGTACATCCATTGTTCCACCAATTCTTTTTTGTATATGAAAGGTTTCAATTTCTTCAAAATAAGGGTTTTTCATATCAGATATAATGTCAGTTGTATTGATATTAATTCTAGCAGCACTATACACTCGTAATTGTTTTATAGTACCAAAATTAACAGGTATTGGGTCACTTAATTTTCCTCTGTCTGTAACTATAACAATTAAAACTCCTCCAAAAAGCCTGGCATATTTAAGTGCTTTATTAATATGGTATACAGCTTTCAATCTTTTCATTTCTTTTTCTATTTTTCTATCTTCATCATTCGCTATTATCCAACCAGCTTTTGTCATATCATCTGGTATTGCATCTATAATATTTGCTCCCAAACCTTCGCCATTATAAAGCGCAGATAATTCTTCATCTGTTAATAAAACATCATCTGAAAACTCTGTACTCTCTGTTTTATCAGTTCCTCTTTTTCCAAGACCAGCCATTAAATTTGTCCAACCATCATTTTGTAGCATGTTATATATCATTTTATTTGCTCCTTAATTCTCTTTTTATTTATTCCATAAAGCATTATCATAATTTGTAGCTACTCCACTCCACTCCAAACATCCACATAGGGCGTCAGTTGCGTCATCGTGTTTATTTGCTTTAAAATTTCTTTTAAATCTAAGTATATCATTTGCAAATTTAGGCCACCTACTTGTCCAAGCCATAGGAAATAATATTTTTCTTTGTACTTCTGCTGAATTACTTATTATTCGGCTTTCTTTATTTACTGCTTGAAAAAAAGGTTTTATCACATGTCTACTTTTTGTTAGTCTGTCTACATTTCTGGCAAACGCTCTACCCCCTGCATTACTTTCAATTACCGCTTCATTTATTCTATTTCTATCAAGCAATTTAGCTGTTTCCAATTCGGTTATTTCTTGAGGCTCATCTGTGTAGTATATGTCGGTAATATATATCATGTCATCAATTCCAACATCATAACAAATACTGCATAAAAAATCTTTTCCTATATCAGCCGTGTCTGTGTAATTCTTCTTGTATCTATAACTTGGTTTTTTTATATACGTATTAAATCCACTATATAATAAACCTTTACTTGGCATTGGATTGCCTTGATATAAACTCTCAAATTTTTCACTATCCAAATTTCTATCGTTTGTTAATTTAGTTAAACCGTGTCGAGCAGGCCATAAAGCTTGGCCAGGTTTTCTATTATCAAATTCATTGTCAGGACTTTCGTTTGTAGCAATAGCTGGAAAATTAATCTTGTACCAATGATTGGAGTCAATATCTTTTAACTGTTCTTTTTTATCCAATAAAACAACTGTCTCATCTTCACTATTTTCTATAAATCCAATCAGATCTTCTTCATGCCACCTCGTGAATACAATTAGTTGTTGACTATTATTATGTAGTCTACTTCTTACAACTGAAATATACCAGTCAATTACTGCTTCACGGACTATCGGTGAATTACCTTCACTATAATCTTTGTACAAATCATCGGTAACAATTAAATCAAGTAAGTTACCGGTTAATGCTCCACCCCTACCAACTGCCTTAATACTACCTAAGTGATTTATTACTTCAAACTCTTCTTGCTTTCTTTGATATTTTGTACTAGTCAATGACTGTTCTGCTTGTTGGGTTTTACTTATTGTAGTGCCTGGGAATAAATTATAATACAATGGATCGGCTATGATTCTTTGGAGCTTGACTGAAAAAGATCGGGCTTGAGTTGCGTTGTAACTGGCAATAGCTCCTCTAAGATCGGGATTATGCCCAAGCATGAATGCCAATAGTCTAAGCGTAGCTAACTCAGATTTTCCATGTTGGGGGGGCATTGTGATTATTAGTTTTTTAATAATGCCCCTGGCAAACAAAGTAAGTATTTGAGCATACTCTTTGTGTATGTCTGTTAAATGATACGTTGGGAATTGATACAAAGTAAATGCTGCCAAATGTTGTCTGGCAATTTTCCTCATCTCTATTTCGGCAGCAAATTGACTTGTTAAATCATTTAATACTAAATTATTTACTTGTTGCATTTTTAAACAACCAAATTAGCAAATAAATTAGATTTATCTACATCGCCTGGTACAGTAAATTTAAAAATACCTGTGCGTTGCTCAACGACCATTTCATAATTATCAGCAAAGTCCTCTGTAAAATCCTGGCCTGGATTGTCTAATAATTTTAGTTGTAATTGATTAGCTGTCCATTCAATGGTTGATCCAAAATTATAGTCATCGGGATTGTCAAATGGATATGTTACTTGTATACTCACTTTATCTCACCCTCATTAATTCTTATGCAATTAATAAATTCATCTTTCTTTTTCAAATCACTTAAATCAGCGACTTCATTTGCAAATACTTCTTTTTTGCATTTCATTGAAACAGTTCTTAGGCGTTCTTTATCTATGCTTTTATAGCATTCATCTTGTGCTTTTTGTAGTAGTAGTAATACAGCTGCCTTTGTTTCTTCCTGTTTATTACTTTCATGGAAAGCAATTATTAATGCCCAAGTAATTTTACATTTCTGATTTAAATTTTCAGGTATTTTTATTGTTGATTTACATCCTGTTATAAGTACAGTACCCATTGCAAAACAAGCAAGTATTAATAATATCATTACAAAATAAATTATTTTATTTTTACCAAACATTTATTTTCTCCTTTATTTTTCTTTATACTTTTTTCTCTCAAGAATTTTTCTAGTATCAAAATCATATATTCCTGTATCATCTAATTCAATTTCAATTTGTTTTTTTCGTAGGGCTTGAAATGTCATTGGCCCAAAGTCACCATCTGTTTTTAATCCAAGATATTCCTGCAATTTTATTACTTCTCTTCCAACTGAACCAAATCTAAGTCTTAAATTGTCGCGATCATCTTCGATGTCTTTTTCTCTAAAAATAAAAGTATCGGCATAATCCAATATAATAACACTAAAAAAAGTAAAATGTTTGCAGATATTATATATCCAGTTATGAGTAAATTTCCAATCCCCGGATCTAATTTCTTTTTTATTTTTTCCCATGAACATATTGCCTTCAACTGTTATGCAGCCAGCACTGAAGGGCGCATTACCATGAAAATTATCACCAACAAAACCATTGTAATCAATGTAATCATCTTCATCCCTCAATTCCATGTCTTTAGATCTATAAATTAAATATGATTTATTTTGAACCAGTGCCTCTTTACCTCTATGGTGTCCTTTTCTTAGAGCACTCGAATATGCTCCAGTTGCTATATAGTTTGCTCTAGCAATTTTATCTACCATTTTTTTCTGATATTTTTCATGTGGCGTGCTACGTCCCTTGACAGCGTATGTTGTATCATCGTATGTTGTATTATCTTTGCCATGCAACAATATAGTATCACAAATATTTTTTCCATTGTCTTTGCAAAAAACCATTTGTCCTGATTCTAATACAGTAGTTTGTCTCAAAACAGTAATCAATGGTAGCATTTGCCTGGGAAAATTATTGTATTTGATTAAATCACTTATTATTTGTCTACCTATTTTTACTTCTATCATTTTATTTTCTCCTTACCCGTATCTAAGACAAGATTTTTTATCTTTTTTAATTATTTTTGGATTAATAGTCTTATCTTCAAATTGTTTTTTTCTTAAATTTTCCAGGGCCTCATTTATTTCATCTTGTGTTGTTGGGTCAATTCTAGTTACTTTTCGTATCATTTATCTTCTCCAATTCCAGTTCCATTGCCTGTAATTTGATTATAGGTAATATTTTTTTTAAAATTTTTCGTGGCTATACCACCCCAGACAATAGATAATAATACACTTGAAGATGTCAATATTATTTTCCAGGCAGCAAGTCTATTGATAAAATTAAAAAAAGCTGAGGACAATTCAGCAATAACCAATACTATGATAAGAAAAAATTGAAGATAAAAAGCGTGTGCCCCTATTTTTCTACTTGTTTTCATTTTCATTTTAAACATTTTCTTTTTCCTTTTTAACATTTTCAATTATAAATAATTCTGATTCATCTATCCAACATCCTTTTTGTGCTTTGCCATCTTTATCAACTTTAGGTACAACCCAATAAGTATTATTAGTATTTAAATTTTCTGATCTAGCAGTTACTGTCCCTTTAAGTCCTGTTATTAAACTTTCAACCTTTACACCTAATTCAATTTTAAACATTTGTTTTCTCCTTTGCATTAAAATTTCTTTTTAATTTCTTTAAATCTACTTTTATTAAACTTTTCTTCCCTTTCTTTTGCAATTAAATTAATATGCACCTTGTCTTTTTTTATACCTGAAAAACCTGGTACAACTGGATTTTTTTTAAAGGACACTTGTCCCAAATAACCTTCAAATTTTCCTTTTTTATCTATAACTTTTCTTTTTTTTAATTGCTGCATTACATTCATTTTGTTTTCTCCTTATTTAAATTATTATACTTTAATCTGCTTAAACAAAAAACCATTAACCACCCACCAATACAAGAAAAAAGAAGTGTTTCTTTTTTATCAATATCGAAAGAAAAATATAATATTATTGCCATTATTATTTGTAATATACTAACAAAACTTATAATTTGTATTTTTATTTTTTCCATTAGTTTTCTCCTTATTTTTTATCAAATATTGCTGTTTCAATTCTGTCCATTCTTTTTTCCGTGCCTTCAACTTTAAATAAAATAATATCTAACTTAGAGCTTATTTCAGTTTCAATTTTTGATATTTTGTTCTTTGTTTCATAGTTTTTTATCTCTACTTCCGTAAGTCTAAGTCCATATCCATTCACATCTTTTATCATAACTTCAAATTGCTCCTCTTTTTTTCCTTCCACCTTTGCTTTTGACTGCAAAAAAGTCCAAAATTTTATCCAAACAATTAAAACACCTACCAATGTTGTGCCACTTGTAACCAATGCAATTAAATCAATTTTCATTACTTTCCCCTCTACTCTTTAACTCATTATATCTTTTTATTAAATCATCATCACTTAGTTTTTTAAAATCAATTCCAATTAAATTTCCTTCTCCATCTAATGTTTGATGAGTTATTTCCATTTTTTCTGTTTCCAATAATCCAGGACAAACTCTTAGTAAATATTTTCTTGCTTTTTCTCTGTCACATAATTTAATTGTAGTAATTTGAGTTGCTGCATTTTGTCCGTATGCTTTTGTTTCTATGCCTTCCACGCAACAACGATA